CCACCCATTCCGACTACCTTACCGCCAGTTTGCGCTAGCCCTGCGTTTCTTTGCCCTCGAGCGGCTTTTCTTGCTTGGTCTTGCCTTGCTCCTGCTATACCGCCCTCACCGAAAGCCATTTGAGAAGCTTCTGGTCCTGAATATCCTTGTCTTCTTAGCTCTTGATACCGAGCCAGCATTTCTGAATAACTTGCCATAATTACAACGGTGTCCCGAATCCTATTTTGCCACTCCTACCATAAACTTCTAAGGTATCCTCACCACCAGCGAACATACTCCTAGATACCTTCTGCCTTGCGAAATCATCAGCCAGTTTTTCTTGAAAGCGAGGGAGGATCGTAGTTAAACCGTGGATCTCGGCAAACCTCTCTAGTATTCCCTGCTCAAATGTTTTCGGATTAAAAATCGTGCTATCGGAATCAGCTAAAAACTTTGAATAACTGCCATCAAAATACGTCCAAGTGAGAACGCCATCAGAAGCGCTACCGCTAGTATGAGTAGGAGGAGTAGCGCCGGCTGTGCCACCTGTGGCTGTTGTGTAGTAATTACCGTTGTATAAGCAATAGCTGTTATTACCAAAGCTCTGCCCGCTTGCCCACTTTTTTGGCGTAATTGTTCGATCCGAAACATACTCAAAGATAATAGTATCGGTCGAGGAGTCGCTAACTGGGAGTATTTCTAATCGACTATCTGTAATCCCTCGAATCTGAAACTCATCATAAATACTAGGATTCAGCCCATATCCTTTCCTATCAGCATAGGTTTGCTCTGAAATAGCTCCTGACAACCGCCACCGAGAAGACTGATTCCAGAACGTATCATAGTGGTAGCTTGAGAAGTCATTCGGGAGATTGTAAGAAGACTGCCCAGCCACTAGAGTTATGCTGGCACTCTTAAACATCTTGTTCCAAAGATAGCTGTGCGCCATCTCTTGATTCACCCGGTTAGCGATTGCCAGGAGCTGTTTTGTAGTGGTGTCATTATTGCCAATAACAGAGGCGCCGATAGTATAACCAGCTTCGTCTGCTACCGCTTGTATGCTTTCGATGAGAGTCGTCATTCCACCTTTCTACGTCGTTTCCGTTTAACCGCTAGTATATCACTATCCGGATCTCTCTCCGCTACATCTAATTTGAGATCTGTACCTTCTGTAGCATTTATTCTTGCTATTAAAACTTCTAGCTTCTCCTCGAGGGATTTGCTTCGCTTTCTTTCCGACTCTACGGCTTGTTCTAAAGCAACCACTCGGGATTGATCGCTCTGTGAGTTTTCTACCCAACGCTTTGCTACATCGCAAAATCTACCTAGCGTTCCAAGCTTCTGCTTTGCAACATCGGGAGCTTCCGCTAGCTGCTCAATCGTATGAAAGCCAACATGTTTGAACTCTCTAGCCGCTGACCCTGGAATAGCGCTCCACTCGTCGATGGGAGTACCTTTAAGACCTAATTCTACGCCGGCTTTCCAAGCTTGATATTGCTCTTTGAAAATACCTTCCCTATCTGACTTTTCTACCGCTCGAACGGTCTCATCCATTGCGCCAAACTTTACCCAGATGGTTTCAACCTCATCATATACTGGGATGCCTTCGGCTGCGGTTTTTAACGGATTCTCTCTATATTCTATCGTAAAACGCACATTTGCTCTGTGAAGAGGATTTCTACCGCTGTTTCTATCCTCAATTAACCTTGCGTAATCTATCATCTTTATTATCTCCCAAAATAAAGTAGGGGAGGGTTGCCCCTCCCCTGTGTGTCGATTAGTTAACCGACAAATGCCCAGTAGATTTAACCTCTACTGTTCCAGCGCCTGTTAGCGTTGTAAGTCCCACTACGTTTTTAATTAACGTAGTAGAAGCATCATCAACAACACCAGCAGTAGCCGTTGTTTGTAAGTTAGCATCAGCAGCGTAAGAAGCAGCGGCTTTTACCTTGATTCCGCTTCCTACTCCACCACCAGCTACGCCTCCAACCCATACCCAAAGGTACTCGTCATCAGCAGCAGCTACTTGAGCAATACCAACCTGCAGGTTGTTACTTCCAGCGTTAGTAGTCGTAAGCATTGCAGCTTGACCATCATCGCTAATCTTTACAGCAGCGTACTGATCAATAGCCCCATCAGCTTGTACGAAGATAAAATCTCCATACTTAGAGCTACCTAAATCGCCAACTACCGCCGGCAATCCATCATCTGCTGTAGTAAATGTTTTAGTGTAATTAACACCAAATGATCCTGATTTACTCATCTCTCTACCCTCCTATGCGTATATTACAGCTTGAAGCGGCGGAGCCGAGCAACACAGATTAGCTTCCAGAATGATGATCGAGAACATAGCGTCTTGATCTACCGGTCGCTGCATATCTGGCGTTAGCGGCTTAAAGTCTGCATCACGAACCATATCAAAAGTGATATATTCCGTGTTTAATAGCCGGCAAGAATTAGTCTCAAGGACAGCAGTACCAAACCCACCATCAAAGATAAAATCCACACCGTCATAATTTAGCAAACGAAAGCCCGCCTCTCCCTTCTTTTTCGGCGCTTGAATACGCTGAATAGCAGTAAGAGAGCTGTGTAGGTACTTCCATGCTGTTCTATCCATTACTCCTAGATCCGGCATCTCATCCCCTCGAGTTACCTGGGAAATAGTATCCGTAATAGTTTCTTGGATGTTACTAGCCGACATTGTTACGTTTACAGCTACGTTTCTTGCAAACGTATTTGTAGAACGGTCAATACCACCGTAAGTACCAGCAGTTGGTGAAGTTGAGACCATCTTTTTAAGACCGTCTAGCTCCAATCCGCCAGCTCCTGTACCATCCCCTCGAAGAGAGTTTGATACATTGTTTTTAAGACGAGATGTAGCTGCCTTGATCTTAGCTTCTACTAAGTCTAGTAGCTCTGCCTCACCTCGGTTAGCTCGTCTCTCTCGACCGTTGATCGCCACCGGCTCATAAGCTTGCTTCACAGCAAACTGGAAAGCCGTCAGATCGTCGGAAGCCGTTAGATCAAACGCACTGTAACCTGAATACCAATTACCTACAGCGTTGTCGTTGTACATAACTGGCTTGCGAAACTCGTAGCCGCCGCTCTTGCGAACGATATTCCCCTTCTCCGTCAAAGCACGAAGAACAGGATGGTTTCCGAGTACAACGTCTGCAATGGCATCGCTCTGGTCAAAGAGCGTAGCTACCAATGCTTCTTGTATGTTAGCCATTTCTTACCCCATGTTTTAGACCTACAGCTCGTTTAATCTTCGCCGTAGATTCTCTCTTATGTCTTTTACGTCCATCTTCGGGGGAGCGCTACCTACACTGCCCGAAATGCTTTTAGTAGCTTTTTTAGCTTTAGCAGTTTGCGCCTGTTGTGCCTTGACATCTCTAGCGCCTGTAAGCTTTCGCTCGAGGTCGCTAAAAATTGGATCGCCCTTAACTACATAGTTATACGCTGTCTCAAGAACCTCCTGAGATGAGCGTCCACCCTGTTGACTTAGAGCTGACACTATAGGAGCCATTCTCTCCTCAAGCTGCGCTGCGGTTTGTGCATCGGTAGCCGTAAAAAGAGGTTTACTCTGCATAAATTGTTGTACACTACCGAGCGTCTGTACCGCTACCTCTTTTTCTCGCTGCTCCTCCATCATGCGGCTGATCCTTTCCTCGGCGATGGATTCTGCCTCCTCCCTGGTAAGGTAATTAGCATTAGGAGCTGGCTCTTGCCGTTGCGTTTCCCCAGGAATTGGCGCCCTGTCCAGTAAATCGTCAACCGATAAACCATAAGCATCTAACCAATCGAGCGCCGTATCGACTGGGTTATTTTGCATGGCTATATCCCACTCAATGGAGCGGTCAAAAACATCCTTAGCGCTTATTCCTGTTTTGCTGTAATGATCTCGGTGCTTATTGTAGGTTTCATAGAAGGGCTGAGTCTCATTCTGTAGCTTCTCTAGCTCTACCCTTCTTTTCTCATACTCCTGCCTGGTTTCTAATGATCGCCTAGAAAGATAGCCCTGCAAAACGTGACTATTTTCTTGGGTCGGATTTAGAAACGCCTCTTGCTCCGCCTTATTCATATCCGAGGGAGGAGCTACCGCTCGAGGAGCTGCTACTACTTCAGTTGCCTCTTCCTCGCTATAATCTGTGGGAGCTACCGCTGTATCAGCTATAGAGCTTTCCTCTTCCTCAGTGTAATTTGATTCTAAGGATTCTCTAATGCTGTTAGACTCCTCTACTACCTCTTCTGTTCTTTCTTCGTTATCCATTCAACCTCTCCCGCAGTTGTTGCATAATGTTATTAGTTAGTTTCTTGTTGTCATCATTAAAGCGCTTATGGGGATCGTAGCCCCGCTCGTAAGCATCGCCTACTTCCACCACGCCCGCTTCCTGATACCTTTTTCTCAGTTTTGCCTTGCTTGTAAAAACCTCTTTTGGGTTAAGAGGGTTTCTAGTTGGCTCCATCTCGTCTTGAATAAAGAGATCTCTGGCGTATCTTTCTCGCCTAACCTCTTCTATCGGTACTACTTTTCTTTGCACCGAACACCACTGATATAATTTGTATTTAGTCATCATCTAACTCCAATAACATAAGAAGGAGCGCTATCCGCTTCTTCCTATCAATCCCCACTACCTCGCCAAGCTTTGGCTCCTGATAGAGCTTAGCTTGTAAAACCTCTCTTAAACTCTCTTCCTCTACTTCCGGCGCTAGCTCTACTTGTTCTAACTGCTCTTGCAGCAATTGAGCTGCTACAATTTCTTCTAGCCGTTGCTCCTCCCTCTTTCGCCGCTTTTTATCCGCCTCGAGGATGTCTGACGTATCCCGCTTCGTAATGATGCCGCCAGGCAAGCCATACAAAAAGTGTAGATGATTCTGAAAGCCACCATTAGTCACTATCTAGCCCTGTTATTGGCAACGCCGTTGCATCAGTTGTTATAGTACGTTCCCCTAGTGTCGTACTGTCATCACTCTTAGTTATTACTAGTTTTGAGCCATTAACCTGTGTGTTATGAACGCCTTGAGCAATCATTCCATAAAGCGACTTTAGCGATAAAGTGTCACCTGTTCCGCTTGCTTCTACATTACTTGTAGACCGTTTCAAAACTGTATCCGCTATCTGTGTAGCTGTAGGTATGCTTCCCGACGTGCTAACAACCGTACTATT